TAACTATTATATTTGGGGCTACGCTGAAGGTGCAGACGCACCTGCATTCGCAGACCAATAAAATTAACGTTAATGTGGGCCTTCGGGCCCACAGTTTCTTGATTAAGGAGGGAAACAAATGGCAGATGTAGTAACAGGACCAACGATCATGCAAGAAAATGATCAACGTGTGGTTATAAAATATGTAAATCAATCGGACGGCACAGGCGGAACAACAGTATTTGGTGATGTTTCAGCAATGGCTACAAACTCAAACGGTGACTCTTGTTTACACTTACAATTATTAAGAGTGTGGTATTCTAGTGACACTGGCGATGGTGGAGATTCTTATGTTCGTATGGACGAAGAAGATGACGATGGTGATATACCAATCATCGGCTTAGTAGGAGCAGGTTATTGGGATTTTAGAGAGTTTGGTGGATTAAAAACTGATAAATCAAGCAACACTAACCAAAGTGATGTTAATTTAGTTGTACCAGGCGCAGCTGATTCTGGAAATATGCATACAGTTATAGCAGAGTTTAAAAAAATATATTAAGGAGTAGCACATGCCTAACACTACTTCAGGAACAGCAACGTTCGACAAAACTTTTTATATTGATGAGATATTAGAAGAAGCATACGAACGTATCGGTGTTAAAGATCTTAATGGGTATAGACTTAAATCTGCTAGACGTTCTTTAAACATAATGTTTCAAGAATGGGGCAATAGAGGTTTGCATTATTGGGAACTAAAACAAACTAATATTGATCTAATAGAAAACCAAGTTGAGTATCATTTTTTTAGAAGTGCAGCAGACGATACTTCTGACAGTAACAGGACACAAGCAACAACTAATCAAGTAGCATCAACTATTTTTGGAATGGATGATATTCTTGAAGCAACTTACAGAACCAACAGAACACAAAGCACGCAACAAGACACGGCCATGACTAAGATTGATCGTTCAACTTATTCTGCTTTAGCAAACAAACTGACTACAGGACAACCAACACAATATTATGTTCAACGTTTCATTGATCGTGTTACTGTTAGTGTTTATCCAGTTCCTGACTCAACAGCTGCTTCTGCAGATATGCATATTTATTATGTTAAAAGAATAGATGATGTTGGAGATTTTACAAATGTGGGTGATGTTCCTTATCGTTTTGTTCCTTGCATGGTTTCAGGCCTAGCTTATTATTTAGCACAAAAAGAAAAACCAGAATTTGTTCAACAATTAAAATTATTGTATGAAGACGAATTAAACCGTGCGTTAATTGAAGATGGTTCTTCTACTAGCACACACATAACACCGAAAGCATATTACCCAAATGTCTAACTTTGCATCAGGAAAAAAAGCAAAAGCAATATCAGATCGTAGTGGTTTGGCTTTTCCATACACTGAGATGTTAAAAGAATGGAATGGATCTTTTGTTCATCAATCTGAATTTGAATCAAAACACCCACAAATAGAACCAACAGCACACAAAGCAGATGCTCAAGCTTTACAAAACGCAAGAACAGATAGAGAAGAAAATGCTGTTCCAAATTTACTAAAAACAAATCCTTTTAAAACAGGTTCTGCTAGTTCTTCTACAATTACAGTTACAGAAGCTAGTCATGGTAGATCTAGTAGTGATACAGTTAGGTTCAGAGGTGCTGTTAGCTTTGACGGAATTACAGCAGATAAAATTAATTTAGCTGCTGGTTATACAATAACTGTGGTAGACACAGACACATACACTTTCTCAGTATCGACAGATACTGCAACAACTGGTAGTATTAACGGAGGAGGGTTTAGGGCTTACGCTGGTCCGGTAACATTAGTAGCATGACAACATACGCAGAATTAACACAACAGATATTAGATTATACAGAAACAGACACCAATGTTTTAACATCAACTATTACCAATGATTTTATAGAACATGCTGAAATGCGGTTATATAGAGAATTAGATATTGATCCTTTTAAAAAGAACGCGACAGCAGTAGTAACTGCAAGCACACCTTTTGTAACATTACCAGGATCAATTCCAACTGATTTTAGCACTATACGTTACATAACTATGTATAGTTCTAGTGGTTCACTTGGTGGATTAACAGATAATGAAAGAGTTGTTTTACAGAAAAAAGACGCTTCTTTTTTATCAGAATATTGGCCAAATAGAACCTCTACAGGAGTACCAAAATATTATGCAAACTATGACGAAGACTCAATACTTCTTGCACCAACACCAAATGCGGCTTATACTATAGATCTAGAGTATAATGCTCAACCAACAGGATTAAGTTCAAGTACTACGACTACTTGGCTTAGTAGCAATGCACCAACTGCTTTGTTATACGCCTGCCTAGTGGAGGCTTTTAAATTTTTAAAAGGCCCAGATAATATGTTAGTAATGTATGAACAAGCATATAAAAATGCGATAGGTACATTAGCAACAGAACAAATGGGTCAAAAACGAAGAGAAGAATATAGGGATGGAGTTGTTAGATTAGCTATTCCATCAACTAACCCATAAGGAGATAATATATGGCAAACGTAATATGCAATGTTTTTAAAGAACACTTATTAAAAGGTAATCACAACTTCAGTTCGTCTAGTGGTGATACTTACAAACTGGCTCTTTACACTTCTTCTAAAACAGTTTCTGCATCAGCGGTAACTGGTTACAATACAACCAACGAAGCTGCAAACGCATCAGGTTCTGGTTATACTGCAGCAGGAAACACACTAACAAATAATGGGGTTACAGGAAGTTCTTCTACAGCAATTTGTTTTGCAGATTTTGCAGACACTTCTTTTACAACAGTTTCAACAACCGCTAGATACGCGCTCATCTATCAATCATCTGGTGGTGCAGCAACAGCAGGACTTGCTACAGATTCAGCTGTATGTGTTTTAGATTTTGGTGGCGATTTTACAACTACAGCAGGAACGTTAACAATACAATTCCCAGCCGCAGATACGAGTAATGCAGTTATAAGAATATCAGGGTAGGGTTTTATGGCATTAGTCCTTAACGATAGAGTTAAAGAAACATCAACCACAACAGGTCAGGGCACACTTTCTTTAGGTGGAGCAGCAACAGGTTTTGAAACATTTGTAACTGGTATTGGTGATACAAACACAACTTATTATATTGCTGTACATGAAACAGATGGTACGTGGGAAATAGGTATTGGAACTGTAGGTGACGCGTCTCCCGACACTCTCGCACGAACTACAGTTATTGACACTTCTGCAGGTAACACAACTAAAATAGATTTTGCATCTGGTAACAAAACAGTGTTTTGTACACTACCTTCTAGCAAAGCTGTGTTTGAAGATGCAGACGGTGACGTTACACTAGGGGCTAATTTAACTGTTGGAGGAAACTTAGATGTTACAGGAACTTTTGATTTAAGTGATTCTAATTTTACCAACGCTGGCGATATACAATTAGATAGTATTACTGGAGATGCAGACGCTAATACTAAAATTGCATTTAGTGGATCTGATGTTATTACAATGACAACAGGAGGCACCGCAGCATTAACAATTGACGCTAGTCAAAACGTTACAGTTGCAGGAGACTTAACTGTATCTGGTGATGATATTACCATGGGCACAAATACTGCTGGTAATTTACTTATTGCAGACGGCACAAATTTTAATTCAATTGCTGCAGGCAGTTTATCTGAAATATCTAGTGTTGCAGACGATGATGTATTTTTAGCTGTTGATACGTCTGGAGGTGGACTTAAAAAAATTACAAGAAGTGCGGTGGTTGCAGGACTTGCTACATCAAGTGCTATATCAAATGTATCAGAAGATTCTACTCCACAACTTGGTGGTAATTTAGATTTAAATGGTAATGATATTGTTACTACATCAAACGCAGATTTAGAACTAGCACCTAATGGCACAGGGCACGTAACTGTCAAAGGTAATACAAATTCAGGTGCCATACAATTTAACTGTGAACAAAATAGTCATGGCCAAATAGTAATAGGAGCAGCACATTCAGCAGGTGCAAATAACACTTTAACGTTACCAAGCACAGGCGGTAACGCTGATTTAGTTTCAACAGCCTCAACTGCAACACTTACAAACAAAACACTAACTTCACCAAAAATAAACGAAGACGTAGCGGTAACTTCTACAGCAACAGAATTAAATTTATTAGATGGTATTACAGCAGGAACTGTTTCAGCTTCTTTAGCCGTAATTGCAGATTCAAACAAAGACATATCAGGTTTTAGAAATGTAACTTTAACAGGTGAGTTAGATGCAGCAACACTAGATATATCGGGTAACGCTGATATAGACGGCACAACAAACTTAGACGCAGTTGACATTGACGGTGCTGTACAAATTGATGCAACTGTAACTGTTGGTGTTGATGATACTGGTTATGATTTTAAATTGTTTGGTGCTACTTCAGGTAGTTTCTTATTGTGGGACGAATCAGACGATGCTTTAGAACTAACTGATTCTACACCAATTAAAATTGGTGACGGCGGTGACATGACTATCTATCACGATGGTTCTCATTCTTATGTTACAAATGCAACAGGCACTTTAAAACTTGCAACTGAAACATCTGGTATTGCAGTTACAATAGGTCATACAACTTCAGAGGTTACAGTTGGTGACAATTTAACAGTAACTGGAGATCTAACAGTTAGTGGAACTACAACAACTGTAAACTCAACAACTGTTAATTTAAACGATCACAACATAGTATTAGATAGTGGAAACAGTACGTCCGCTGTAATTAACGGAGCAGGTATAACTATTGAAGGTGGTTCTGGTAGTGATGCTACATTTACATACAGCACAACAGGTCCTAAGTTTGAATTAAAACTTGGTTCTAATCATGAAGATTTACAAGTTGATCAATTAATTGCAGCGTCTCTTGATATATCTGGTGACGTTGATGTAGATGGTACGTTAGAAGCAGATGCAATAACTGTTAACGGAACAACATTAGCAGAGTTTATTTCTGACACAACCGGTGCGATGGTTGGTGGTAATACTGAAACAGGTATTACTGTAACCTATCAAGATGGTGACAACACTATAGATTTTGCACTAGCAGCAGCACAAACAACAATTACATCATTACTTGCAACAGATATAAAAATTGGTGAGGATGACCAAACAAAAATAGATTTTGAAACAGCTGACGAAATACATTTTTATGCAGCAAATGTCGAACAAGTATATCTAGGGGACAATATTTTTGGTCCTCAATCTGACAGTGATGTAGATTTAGGGTCTAGCTCAGTACGATGGAAAGATGCGTATATTGATTCAATCACTGTCACAGGTGAGGTAACCATGGCGACCTTAGACATAGGTGGCACTAACGTGACATCTACAGCCGCAGAACTTAACATTATGGACGGCGGCACGTCAGCAACTGGCACAACATTGGCAGATGCCGATAGAGTGGTAGTAAATGACAATGGGACCATGAAACAAGTTGCGATGACGGACATAAGCACGTATACTGACGGCGGAGCGACAGCCCTAGCTATTGCATTAGGATAAGGAGAAAAAAATGGCGAATACTTTTAAAGTTAAAACACATACAGCGATGCCAGATACGGCAGGAACACCTTTGACGCTATATACTTGTCCAGGAAGTACAACAACAATTGTGCTTGGTTTGGTGGTAGCAAATTTAGATGGTTCGACTAGAACCGCAAGTGTTCAACTAGTGTCTGATACTAGTGATACAGAAACAAATGAAACTGTATTATTGGTTAAAGATGCACCGATACCGGCAGGTGGCTCGTTAGAGATTTTAACAGGTAGTAAAGTCGTAGTTCAAGCAACAGACGTTCTTAAGATCGATTGTGATGTTGCGGATAAACTAGATGCGACTTTGTCAATAATGGAGATTACGTAAGATGGCAGC